CCATAAATTGTATTAATAAGAATCTTAATAGTATGTTGCTGGATATTGAGATTATCAGAAAGATTTTTTGTCTTTGTAAGCTCAGTGTCATCCTCTTTTAACATGGCGAGCTTTCTCTTGACAGCTTTAAGCTGCTTTTTTAAAGCAACACGCTTCTCATAATAATGATCAACAGTTTCAGGAATAATACCCTTCTCTTTTTGAGAAAAAAGAACCTTAGCCTTGGATATAGCTATTTGTTCTTTCTGAACAAATTTAATAAAAGCATCTGTTGTGAGATTAAACGTTTGACCATTAACATGTTTGATAGTAACTTGTTTATCAGTTTTCTCAGTAATGACGCCTACCTTTGTTTCAGGTGATAAATTAAGAGTAATCATTACGTTGGGGTATAGGCTGTTAGCATCAAAAGAAACAACATTCTCTTGAAATCCTTTCTTAGGTTCACCTACATAAGCACCAGCATTTTGTTCTTCACTTTCTCTGCCTTTGTTGAAAGTTGGTATTCTTAAATTGCGGTGGCGTGCTCTAATTGCACAAAGACCAGTGATGACAGACAATGATCCAAGAGCGCCTTCAAGTGTAGTCAATCCTGCGTATGCTATCATTCTTAAGAGTTGTAAGTATTGAAGTTTTTCCTCAAGTCTAATCAGAAGATTAACGTCTTGTATGTTATAATCTACGAACAATTCCCAGTTCTCATCTGCTAGGCTAGCAAGATTTGTATCACCATAGTCAATCTTGTTTTCACCGAGCTCAGTCTCACCAATGGAGTCCAGCTTATATGATTCGCGTAATACAGGGCAAAAACGCTTATAAATGTCTAGATAGTCAACGCAAGATACACCCTCAATATGCCAGTGTACTTGCTCTCTACCAAATTTACCAGTAAAAGTAATAGGCCTAATAATACCCACAGGGGAGAGTCTCTTTGAGGCATCTTCACCTAAAATTCTAGCTATGCGATTAACAATATAAGGAATATCAAAAAATTCAGAATTCCATCCTGAAAGAATATCAGGGTAATCAGATTGAAAGTACTTTAAGAACTTTTCTAATAGCTCTTTTTCAGTGCTGCATTTAAAGTAAATCCCGTTATCATTCTTCTTGCTGTATGATTTTAATCCCCAAGTAATAAACTGCTTTTTAAGCGAGTCATAGACTGTAATAATATTGATAGGATGCTGTGGATCACTAGGGACAGGAAATTCATCAGGGCTATATGTTTCAATATCAATAAAAAGCACTCTGATAGGGAATTTGCTAAACTCTTCTTTTTCATTATCTTGCCAGTATGTATCAATAAGGAATTGCTGTTGTACGTTAAGATTCTCAAATACTCTCTCAATTTTATTATCTTTTAAAAATCTATATCGTTCAGCTTGATTTTTAAATCTTTTCTTTTTGAGTTTGGTATTAAAAATACTAAAGACATCTTCTTTATTGTTTGTTTCTAGATAAATGTATGGTTCAAAAGTTGTATCATAAGATATGCGGTTCCCGCTATCATCCCAAGTAAAGACACGTATTACTTGGTCTCTCGGAATATAGGCTACATTTCTAAACACAATAAAATTATAAAAGAACTAAAAAAATTATCAAGGATTAACTGTATTGAGATTGACACGTTCTTTAGATTTGTACGGAAAGTTATATAGCTCGTAGTATTTATTGATGTTTTCTTCGTTTTCTAAAAATCTAGATTCAGCAACTTTTCTTGCTTTAGCACATGTATTCATGTATTTACCTTTCTTGGAAAGTGTTGTAACAACTTGATCAACCATCTCATCACCCGTCTTGAATTTTATAGGCGCGTCTTCATACGTACATAAATCCTGACATGCAATTGGAATGCCATAACATGACGCCTCAATATACTTTAAGTCGCTCTTCGCTTTGTTGAAAGTGCTATCCTGTAGAGGAGCTACCATCATGTTGCATTTTAAATTGTAAATTTTTTCGGGGTAGTTATATAGCTGCGACCATGGGTGGAATTCTATCTTACCTTCGCGTACAAAAGGAGTTAATCTAAGAGGAAATGCACCAAGAAATACCCATTGAAACTTATCTACTGTCTTAGCAATTACATCAAATACATGTGCGAAGTCATCATTTTGATTTACTCTATTATCTACGTCAAAATGTGCGCCTGACCCAGCATACAAAATACGAGGACGCTTTTCATATGCATCATAATTATCAGAGATCTTCTTTTCATTATAAAAATTACCCATCCACCATTTAGGTGGGTAATTAGGAATCACTGTTACATTCTGATTTTTAGTCTTGGATTTATAATAATCGCGCATAAAATTACATGTAACTGTAACTTCATCGCACATTTCCATAATTTCTTGACAATTTTTTCTAATTGATGGATCAGTAAAAGCAGGTTTAAATTTATTATAGTCGGGAATATCTTCACTAAAAACTAAATCATCTATTTCATATATAATTTTAAAGCCCATTTGCTGTGAGATGCGTTTTAAATGCTTGACAAACTCTAGCTGATGACCGGTAGCTTGTCTCTGAATGCGTACTGTCTTCACACCACGATAGTAGTTGGGATCAAGTACCATCACAGTACTGCCATGTACTATCATTTTTTGATGTGCATTTAGTAGGTGTTCTGGCCAAATCATACGCCAAAAACCACAGCCGCTATAATCAGCATAATAATTAAGAGAGCGGGTAAGGCTCAATTCAGGTGGTAATGGTAGATCTTGCTTCGGTGCTACTGACGCTTGAGGGACACCATATGCAGGGGCAAACGGTGAAGCAAAGGGAGAGACAAATGGGCTTGAAAACATGACGTATATATTAACTACTATATTCTTTATAATCAACTTTACGTGTAATACCGTTACTCTTCTCTAAGAATATAATATCACCTGTAGCAGCCTTAATACTCTCTTTTCTATGACTTATAACCATCGCACATTCATCAAACTTCTCCACTCTCTCCTTAAGGATGCTAATAACAAGCTCTACACCCTTTTCATCAAGAGATGAATCAAATAATTCGTCATATATAGAAAAATTAAAAGATACGTTGCCTTGAAGTCTGCGAATATCCATAAAAGCAAAGAGACACGCTAAATCCATATTCTTTCTCTCTGCTCCACTAAAATTAAAATATGAGCAATCTTTGCCTTTATCATCCACAATAGTTTCTTCAAAATACTCATTGAAAGTACAGATACAATTAGCGTCCATTTTCTTCAAATAGTAAGCTAGTTTGGTATTGAATAGTTGTAATATTTTTTTAACAATAAATGACTTAACACCTTCTTCAGACATAATAAATTTTACTGTATCTAATTTATTGAGATTTTGCTTTATTTCATCAATTTGTAGTTTAGACTTTTCTTGCTTTTCCTTGTTTTCTGTAATAATATCATCAAAGTTTGTAACGTTAGATTGTATTTCTTTTAGATCTACATCTAGCTCTTTCTGCCATTGATTGAGTTGGTTTAATCGCGATACCAGAGAATCTTTCTCTTGATTCTGCATTTTTATTTCATGTATCTTCTGTCTTGTTGTTTCTGTTTTTTCTAACAAGATTGTCTTCGCTTGCTTATATTTTTGCTCTTCCGTTTTTAGTGTTTTATTATCACTAGTAAAATTATCAATTTGTTCTTGAATTTTCTTTTTCTCTTCTTTAATGTGTTTCTTATCTTTGTCCTCAATTGAGCGTAGACAGATAGGACAGAGATCAGCATCTGTTCCTACATTTTTAATCTTCTTTTCGAGCTCAGAGATTAAAGTAATATTGGTAGTTAAGTCTTCTCTTAATTCATTTATTTTTTTATCTGCTTTTTCAATTTTTTGTTCTGTTTCTTCTATAGCTTTTTCGAGATCATCTATGCTTTTTGCAGAAAAAGTATCAAGTCTCTTTTGTATTGTTTCTATTTCTTTTTGGTTGTTTTCTTTGCGTGAGGTATATTTTTCATGCTTTTTATTTCTTTCCTCGAGAAATTTATCTTTTTGTTTTTCTAAAGAAATTAAATTTCTACTCATTTCATCATATTTTGCTGAAAGAATATTAAAGCTGTTTTTCTTTTCGTTAAGCTCATTCTTAGCTTCAGCTAGCATTGAGCCAAAAATAGAAAGATTGAAGATGTCTTCAATAAATTTACGCTTTTCTTGTTTCTTCTTGGCCATGAATGGAATATGATTGTTTAATGTCATAATCACACAATTCTGAAATATTTCAGGTGTGCAGTCAAACTTCTCCATAATAAATGTGCTTGTATTGCTTATGCTGTCTCTTGTCTTATCTTCACCGTTAACAAAAATAAAACACTTAGATGGGTCTAGTGTTCTTATAATTTGAATTTCATCTTTAGCTGTAGGTGTAATAACATCAACGTCTAGCACAATTTCACAAGTCTTTTTATTAATGTTGTTAATGATAAATTCTTTTTTAAGGTCTCTAAGAGTTTCACCAAAGACAGCGAAATAAATTGCATCTGCTACAGTAGATTTCCCAACACCGTTTATCCTGTCTTCTTTGTCTTTATTGATACCTGTAATAATATG